CTCCAGTTCCTGGCTGTCGGCCGTCGCGATCCATCCGCTGCGCGCCAGCAACGCGCCAGCCGTGTCCTGCAGGTTGAACTCCGCCATCGAGGTCCATGCCTTGCCGTTGACCTCGCCGCACAATGCGTTGTGCGGCGCGACGATTTGCGAGTTAATCAGCGGCACCAATGTGCCGTGGAGATAGGACAGAATGTTATTGCCCGGCGCGACGACGTAGTTGTTGCCGCGGTCGACGACGTAGGCGTTGATTTGCGTGATGGTTTCATCCCCCGGCGCGACGACCTTGGCGTTAATCTCATTGACCAGCGCGTTCACTTGCGCCGCGGCGGCATTGATGGCGGTGATGGCGTTCTGTAGCGCCGGCACCGTCGAGGCGAACAACGTGTCGTCGGTGGCGTCCCACCAGTAATCGCCGGCCGCGACCGGATAGTGAAACGGCGCTTGCCGCTTGGCGTTGTAGATTTCCTTTATCAGATCGATCTGAACCTTCTTTGCCTGCGGCAAGGTCAGCCGCGGAACCCGCGCCAGGAATTGCTGGAAATATTCGCAATAGGGAATGATGTCGATGAACTGTTCGCGCAGTCCGTTGTCGTTGGTGTCGGCATCGACCTGGCGCTCGATCTCGCCCTTGCCGTCGATCCATTGCACCATCCAAATGTCGGACGGCAGCGCCGAAAAATCCAATCCATTCACGACCGCGTTGTCGACCGAAAATCGTTTGTGATCCGTATTGAGCCACCACCGCATTCCTTCATTCCTTGCAGTAGCGATCTTTCTTCACTTGGATCGGCGTCTCGGACCAGCACCCTTGCTCATCGGTGAAAATCCGGTTGTCCATCGTCCTGATGTGCGAGTGATCTTTCGTCGCCTGCGCCGAGTGCTTGCGGTCGGTGTGGTACGCCGTCGCGTCGCCGCTGCGCATAGCCGCGAACGCCTGTTGATGTTGGACGTGCGACTCGTTCGACGTTTGCTCGATGTTGACGTCGGATTTTTGATTGTCGGGCTTGGCCGATTTCTGACCGTGGGTTTTCTTTTTCTTGCCTTGCTGCGCCTCGCCGCCGCCGGCGCCTTGCTCCTGGCCCTGCGCCTGGTCCTTGGCTTCCTTGGGGACGAGCGCGACGCGGAAGGTCTTATCCTCGCGGGTCGAAATATAGGTGCCGTCCTTGGAGAACAGCATTTGCTGGCGGTCGTCCTTGAGCCGGTGCTGTGCGACGTCACCTTGCTCGAGCTCGAGCAAGCGATGGCGGCGGTCGCCGACCGCGAGCACGACCGGATGCGAGCGCGACCCGTTCATGTAGGCAATGATGGGCTCGGCTGCGTCGCCCTCGGGTTGTTCGCCGACCTTGCCCGGCGAGCCACCGCCGGCGCCGCCCGCTTCACCGCCGCCGCCGCTGTCTTGCGGTTGCGATTGGCCCTTGTCCTCGTCCTCGTCTTGGTCCGCCGGATAGCTGGTCGAGCCGTAGCTTTCCACGTGCTCGACGTCGGTGGCCGTCTCGCCCTTCATGACGTCGATGTGCAATTCGTTCCACAGCGTTTTTGAATTGGTCTTGCGCAGCGTGCCACGCGAGAGGGTTTGCTGCGCGCGGCGGCCGGCGTCCCTGACTGATGTTCGCGATACCATTCCGAATCCCCTAGTTGCTATCGAAGTTCGGCCCCTTGCCGGCGTCCTCGTCGCCCTCGCCGCCGCCCGGCCGCTTGAGCTCGAGCGTGGTTAGCGAGCCCTTTTTGTTGTCCTGTGAGAACGTCACGCGCGCGATGTCGAGTTCCTCGTCGACGATGAGCATGGGCGATTTGACGTGTGCCTTTTCTCCCGGTTCCCACAGCCCGCCGCTCGGTCGTAGCCAGCCTTGCACGACGATGGTGACCTGCAGTTCCTCGTTGCCGCGCTGGTCGCTTTCGGTATCGGACCGGGTTTGCGCGTCATTCTTGTCGACCGCGTGCTCGGCGTTTTGCACGTTCGGCGCATGAACGCCGGGACCGCCGGGCTTGCTAGTGTTCTGCGAGGTCCCGCGCGAGCGCGCGACCTTGGCACCGAAGTCCGGCCCGCGCGCGCCGGTCTGCCCGATGGCGTCGTTTGGGCCGTCGCCTTGATTGATGGTCCAGACTTCGCGGCCCTCGAGGATGTTGTAACCCTCGACCAGCTTGTCGCCGCCGCCCGACCATTTGATGCGCGCGGTTAGGTTGCCGTCCTTGTCGCTGCCGAGGGTGATGCCGCGCTGGCGGGCAAGCATTTCGAGAAAGTCGAACTTGCTCATGCCCGGCGGGATGCTGGCGCGATCAAATTTCTTGTTCGGTAGCGGAGATTTTGGAACCACCTTGACGCCGGCCGGTTGCACCACCTCGTCGGCAATTTGCTTCCAAGTCTTGTCGCGAAATTCCATCGTTTCGGTTTCGGCCGCACCGTCCGCGAGCGCCTTGGTGTAGCCGACCGCGATGATTTCGATGCCGTGCTGTTGCGCGGTGTAGCCGACCTGGCGCGTCTCGACGTAGCCCTTGAATGCCAGTTCGCCGGCGAGTGTCACGGTGCAATGGTCGCCGGGCCGGATCTGCATCTCGGCGAACGTCTTGACCAGCGGCGCGCCCTCGCTAACGGTGAACTTTGCCGACGGGTTCGACTCGCCCTCGGCCAGCTTGACGGTGACCGATTCCCAATCGCGAAACCGCTTGCCGTTGACCGTGATCTCGGCGACCTCGCGCGGATTGAACGCCATGTGTTCATTCCGGCAACGCGTTCAGCGCGCGCAGGCGCCGCGGCATGAAACACGGATTGACGACCTTGTTCTCGGCGACGAGCTCGAGGTCGCGCGAGCCGACGCCATAGATGTAATTGCTGATGGCGAGCGCGGGCATCACCGCCGGGATGTCATAGCGCAGCATTTGCGGCAGCGGGCGCGCGACATCGGTCAGAAACCGAGTGATGCCGGCGCATAACGTGATGAACGCTTCGTAACCGGGCCCGCTCATGGTGTCGGCGATGATGTCCTTGATGAGGTCGAACCATTTTTTCATCCGGCGCATGACGACGTCGACGTCGTCGCGGCTGGTGAATTTGGTGGCGGCGATGATGCGGCCTTCCTGCGCCATGGCAAACACCAGGCTGTTTTGAACGACGCTAGTCGAGCTCAACGCGGTCGGCCGTTCCTTGGTCAACTGGTCGATGACCCGATCCATCCAATCGAGATTGATGCCGGCGGTCGTGGCCTGCCGGAAACAGCGCAACAGCCGGTCGGCAAAGGTCCCGTCCGCGATGTAGATGTTGATGCGCGCGACCAGGTCGCCGACGGTGTGGCGCAGTTCGGCGCCGGTGAGGCCTTGCTTGCCGCTGAACGCAACGAGGTTTTGCATCGTGCGCTTTACGATGTCCTCGATTTCCTCGAATTCGGTTTTGATCGACATCAGGATTGCAACCCCGCGGTGTCGGTCATGATGGCGGCGGCGGCGCTTTGCTCGGCCCCGCCCGCGCTGCTGATGAGGTTAGCGCCAGCATCCATCATCGGGATCATGGCGGGCGACCCGGCCTCGACGAACTGCATGTCGAATTCGACGTAACCGCCGGCGGTGCGCTTGTCGGAATAGCTGTAGTTCTCGCACATGACCAACATGGCGCCGAGGGTCGGATGGATCAGCATGCCGGCGTCGTCGGACTCGAGCGCGAACAGGACGTCGTCGATTTGCGTCAACAGATTTCCGCCGATGCCCTTGTCGCCGAGGATCAGATAGGCGGTGAACGACCATTTAACCGCGCTGCGTCCCATGTCCTCGCTATAGGGAATATTGCGCTTGGGGTATTCATGGACCACCGTGCGCCGACCGCTGCGCCGACCGGATGTCTCGACGTGAAACACCGCGCCGCGGAACGAGGCCGGGACGAGGTTGTCACGCCAAACGTTTCGGATGTCGCGAATGCTGCCCATCAGGCCGGGCTTTCAATCTGACCGCCGCCGGTCGCGTCCATCGACCGTTCGATGGTGGCGGGCGACACTGCGCCACTGCTTTCGGAACTGACCTTGACGCCGCGCGGCCCGCGCACGCGGATGGTCAGCCCCATATTCCTTTGACGTGCGCGCGTGAATAGAATCTGCCGATTACTCGCCTCGTCGTCCGACGATTCCGGTTCGGGCTTTGCCCCCGGTACAGGAAGCCGCTGCGGATTCTGCGGATCATCGAACTGACGCGCATCTTTGCGGGTAAACTCAAAATGCGGAGCATCGCCGCGAAGATCGTTGATACCAAAACGCCGCCCGTTTCTTCGCAGCCACTCCCGTGCGGGCCCGGCGTCGATGTCGACCGCACCGCCCTCCCCAAATTCGCCGCCACCCTCGTGACGAGAACGGCCAGGTCGAGCGACCATGCCGCGGTGCAACGAACGTTGCGTGTCCTTTAGGAATTTTTGATATTCGTAGCTGCGCCAACCTTCATTGATGACAAAACTCTTTCTGATCTCTGGCGGCATAGCGTTATAGGCCGCCATAAGACGCGCCTGGAATTCAGGGTGTAGCCCCGTAATCGCCCGCTGAAAGCCGACGTATTTTTCGACCTCAATGTTTCGCTCGGTGCGGAATCCCGGCCCTTCGGCATCGCCGCGCGGTTGTTGTGGCGATTGCGTGACCGACGGCCGCGGTGACGTGGTCGCCGGCGCCGCGGTCGCATCGCGTGGCGGCGGTGCCTCGCGCCGCAGTGGCGACCACGAACGGGCGGCACCTTGCCATGCGCCGGGACGACCGCCCCTGATATAGCCGCCGCCTTCCCGAATGAGCTTTTCCGTCAGCCGAACGCCAACGCCAATATTGGTGTCGGGATCGTAAAGCTCGCGCACGCTACCGCCAGGCCCGCCGAGCTTGTGGCGGCCGACGTCGAGCGGCGACACTTGCATGATGCCATACGACCCGCCGGGGTCCTTGGTGTTCGTGCTGCGCGGGTTGAAGCCGCTTTCCTTGTATGCCAGCCAACTGAAGTAATGGACCCATTCTTCTTTCGAGCCGGTCTTGATGCCATAGCGCGCACCATCGGCCGGCACGAAGCCGACCAGGCCGGACGCGCTGACATGCTTTTCCGCCAAGGCCTCAACATCCGCCCGCGACATGGCGCGACCGGTGCCGCCTTCGGGGATGCCGCCGCGATCCGGTCGCACGCCGCCGCCGCCACCCCCGCGCCGCCGAGCGCCGCCTCCGCCGCCCATCGGCGACGACAGCCGGCGCAGCACGCCAGAAAAACCGGCGATGCTACCGGCACCCGACTCGTCGGTGAGCGGCATGTTCGAGATGAAACCGCCGAGCGCGGCGACCTCGGTTTTCAACGCACGGACCTCACTGCGCAGTTCCTCGGTGTTGGATTGGACTCGAGGCGGTGGTTGCCAGCCGCCGGCCACGCGATACGGCGCCGCATTCTCGGGATCGTTCTGCGATTGCCTTTCGGGTCGCCTCGACCGTGGCGGCTTGACTTGAATTGCCGGCAGTTCCATCGGCGAGGCGGTGCCGCCGCTGCCGCCGCCGGGCGCGCTGGTGCCCGTTGAACCTGGCGGGGTCGCGCCTGGCCGGTCGAGCCGCTTGCCTTTGCCGGCGCCTTCGCTCGGCCCGGTTTCCGCGGTGGCCGCGTTGGCCGTCGACGTCAGCATCGGCACGACCCACGCCGCAGCGCCGATGGTCCCGAGGGCGACGCCGACCGGACCGAGCCAGCCGGCAAGCCCGGCGGTGCCGAGCACGATGGCGAGCCCGCCGATGACAGTTTTCCAGCCGCCCATCTGTTGAATGATGGGATTCATCTCTTGCAGGATTTTCGAAATCGAACCGAAAAAACTGACCAGCGCGTCGAGGATTTTGGTGACCGCCTTGGCGATGGCGTCCCAATCAATGTCGATGCCTTTGAGCCATTGGCCGAAGTCCTTGACCATCTTGCCGCCGGGGCCCTGCAGGAAATTTGACAGCCCGGTCGCCATGCGCTCGAACATCGGCATGACCGCAACGGCGAGCGTCTTGGTCACGTTCGCAAACTCAATGTTGAGTTTGGTCATCGCGATGGCGTATTTGCGCGCCTCGGGCTCGGACAGTTCGTAGATCTCGGCCAGATCGCGCTGGTCGACCTTGAACAGATCCTGAAAGCCGAGACCGAGATGGAACGTGTCGCGCAACGCCTTCTGACCCGACAAGGCCATCGGCCCCATCTGTTGCGCCAAAAGGCGCGCGGCTTCCTCGGGCCCGCCGCGCTTGAACGCGGCTTCCAATGCGCGCCCGAGCCGCTCGCCGCCCTTGCCTTTGAGCAAGGCCTGCCATTCGGACGACTTGCGGCCATAGGTCTGCATATTCAACAGGCCTTCGGTCAGGCCCTTGATGCTTTGCTGTGCCTCCTGTTGCGACTGCCCGAGCGTCATGCCGCGGACGGTCAGGCGATTCATCGTCTCGACACTGATGCCGAGCGCTTCGGCGGTGTACTTGGTTTGTTGTGCCTCGCGCGCCAGGCCGGATAGCGACTCCGTCACCTTGGCAATGCCAGCAACCAGGCCGCCGCCGAGGAAGGCGCCGATCCCGGTGACGCCGAGCAAGGTGCCGAACTCGCGGCGCAGAAGTTGCGCGCCGCCACCGATGCGAGCGAACGATTGCTCGAGCCCGCCGAACCAATCGCGGGCGGTTTCTTGTTGCGTGCGTCGTTTGGCGCGCTCGAGGCCAGCGGTGACCTCGTCGCGAATAACGACCTCAATCATCGGGGTCGGTTGTTTCGCCATTTATTGGAAGCTCAACGGATTGTGCTGAACATGCGTCGCGTTCTGCATTTGCACCGCGCCCTCGAGCGGCTGCGGTCGGAATAGCTCGGCCGGATTGCGCGCCGGTTGATTGAGTCCGCCGATGTCGATGTCGACGGTGGCGCTGCCGCCGCCGGCCCTGCCGCCGTCCTCGTCCGCCAGCGACGCCGTGATCGGATTTTCGCCACCGCGCGCGAACGCCGCGAGCGCCGAGCCGCTGTCGTCCTCGTCGAAGGCGCCGCCGCGGCCGGCCCATGCCGCTTGCTGGCCGGGTTGTCCGAATCCCGCCGGTTGCACGCCCCAAAGGCCGCGACCGCTCGGGAATGATTTGGCGGTGTAGCCCATGCGCGCCAGTTGCGACGCATGGATGTCGACGAGCTTTTGCGTCCTGATGTTCGGCCCGGTGTCTGTCTGCCGCGTAACATGCGTCAGGCCGGAATGTGGGTCGGTCAGATAGTGATATTGCCCGAGCGTTCCGGTCGGCCCGAGCGCGATGCCTTGCTCGCGTTCGCTGACGCCCTTGCGGCCGCGGTCCTCGGTATCCTTGAAGCCGAGGTCCGGTCGGTTGCCGTACCACGACGCAAAGCCGACGCCCGCGGATTGCGCCGGCCGCACCGTGCCCGGTATCGCCGACAGCGCCGTCGCCCACGGCGGCAATCTCGGCAGCGGTCGGCGCTTGGGACCGCCGCCGGCTGGTCCGAGCATTGATGCGATATCGAACCCGCCGCCGACGCCGGCGCCGTAGCCGCTGCGGCCGTCGGCGCTTCCTTCCGGTCCGCCGATGGCGAAATATTCATTGATCTGCGCGAACGAGCCGGTGAGGTCTTTCATCTCGGTCAAGAGCGCCGAGCGTTCCTGGTTCTCGTTCTCGATGTCGGCACGCCGCTCGGGTTCGGTTTTCGGCAGGCCCTCGCCCTTTTGCTGTTGCACCGGCGGTTGCTGCGTTCCGAGCAAGTCGATGTTGCCGTTGCGAATGTCGTCGATGAACTCTTTGAAATACTGAAACCACGTTTGCGGCGCGCCAGACTCCTGCGCTTTCTTGCGCGCCTCCGGGTCCGCGATCTGGTCGGCCATGTTCTTGTTAAGGAACCAGGCTGCGCCGGCGAGGCCCGCGAGCAAGGTCGCGATTCCGGGGATCCGCGCAATGAGCGCGAGTTGCGCGGCAACGCCCGTCACCCACAGTAAGAATCCGGTGGCGACCAAACCTTTGAACACGTCGGTCCACGACCCGCCCATGCCTTTGATGACTTGATCGGCGGCGTCGAAATATCCCTTGAGCTCGGCAATTCCCTGTTTCAGGCTTTCGATGTTGGCCTTGAGTCCGTCCGGGCCCTCGTCCTTCATCCAATCGGCGATGGCGGTGCCGACCGAGTCCGACCATTGCCGCAGCTCCTCGGCAAACTTCTTTCCGTTTTGCGATTGCAGGAACTTGGCGAACGCGGTGGTTACTTTTTCGATGCCGGGCATCACCGCCGAGCCGAGAATGCGGCCGACGTTGCTCATCTCGATTTGGATTTTGGCGTTTGCCACCGAGAGGCGTTCGGTTTCCTCGCGGCTCAACTGCACCCGCTTGGGCAGTTGCGGCAAAATTTCTTTCAGGTCCTTGAACGCGAGGCTCGAGATGTTCAGCGCCTTGAGCATGGCGGCTTGACCGCTCGGCGCCATGTTCTGCATGCGCCCGATCAGGAACTTGAACGCCCCTTCCGCCCCTTCCGGGCCGGCCATTTGTTGCTGAACTTCGCGCCACAGCCGCTTGCCCGAGCCGTGCACCCCTTTCTCGAGTGCTTGATACAGTTGCGACTTGCTGCCGTAGGTTTCGGCGTCGCGCAGTGTGCTGATGACGTTCTGAACGTCGCGCGATGCAGTGGCGGCATCAACACCGAGTGCATTGAGTCCGTCGGTATATCGCTCGAGGAATTCCGGCGTCGTGCCGAGCGCCTCGGCCTGGTAGCGCAGTTGCTGCCCTTGGCGAGCCATATCGCCAAGCGCCTTGGACGCCGAGATAATGCCGGCGACCACGCCGCCGCCGACCAAGCCGCCGAGCGAAAGGCGCGTTAGCGTGCTGAATTCGCGATGCACCACGCGCACGGCACCGCCGAGTCGGCTCATGCTGCCATGAACACGCTCGGCGCCGGCGTGCGCCTGACTGTTGAGATCCTTAACGGCGGCAGCAAGCGGCGCGAGTTGCCGCGACACTTCCTCGGCAATGACGAGTTTGATTTCTATTTTCTGGTCAGCCATTGCTTATTCGGGTGCCTCTGCCGCTTGTCGCTCGCGAATGTCCGCCTCGAGTTTTGTCGTCCAATGGCGATGGCGCGCGACCTGGCTGATGGGTTGCTCGAGAAACACGCGGGGATCGCAGCGGTAGTAGCGCGCCAATTCGTAACAGCCGAGAATGATGTCGTCGGGTGTCACGCCCCCTGCGGCGCGAAAAAACGAATGAGCCGCCACGCCACCGCGTTCCAATCCCTTGCCGCCATCTGTCGCACGCTCGACGGCGGGATTTGGCACAGCACCGAAATCATGCCCGCCATCTTTTTCTCGTTGATGGCGACGGTCGCGGCGCCTTCCGAGAAATCCAGATAGACCGGATTGCCGGCGCGCTCGATGTCGCCGCCGGTCGGCTCGCGCCAGTGCAACACCGTGAGCTCGTCGCCGTGCGCTTGAATCGGCTTGCTCAACGTGTACTGAAACACATCGTCGGGCGGCGGCTCGTCCGGCGCGCCTGGCGCCTTGTCGAAATCCAACGGCTCGTCGTCGACTTGGCCGGGTTTCTGGTCGGTCCTTTGGTCCATGGATTATCCTTTCTGTTATCCGCCGATTTCCTCGCAGGTCGTGCCCTCCCACCGCACGCGGAACTGACCCTCGCGGGTGTTGTTCTCGAGCGCGGATTTACAACCCGCTTCCTTGAGGACGTAGGTTTTGCCGTTGGCGAGTTCGGCGGTGACTGTCACCTCGACCTGCGCCTCGAGCGCTTCCATCGACACATCCGGCGTCGATGAAATGTCACCCTCAATCCATGGCACGCGCGGCAACTCCTGATAGCCGTGCACGTAATCCTGGCCGGCGAGGAACGTGCGTTCGACCGCCGACGGGCTGACGGTGAAGTTGCCGCGCAACGGCAGCATGTCGCCGTTGACTTTGCAGTAAGCAGTGCCTGCGATGCGCTGTGCCATGGGTAGACTCCATCAGGTGGGAATGGCGCGTCGTCACGACGGGCCGGAAGGGCCGCGCGCATTGGCGCGCGCGGCAAGGCGGGCGGGAGGTTCGCCCGCCTAGCGGATGATCTCGGCGTCCTGGCCGCGGTTGTATTGCAGCCGGAACTGCACGAGCACCGCATAGATGCGCAGTTGATTGACGAGGTCCGGCGGCCACAGCACGTTGAGTCGATTCGGGTTATTCGGGTCACGGTCGACAATGAGGTGCTCTTTGAATGCGCTGACGTCCTCGACCAGGCCGTTGAATTCGTCGATGCGGTACTGTGCGACGAGCTCGGCCTTGACGATCTTCGGGGTGACCAGTTTCTGACCCGGCCCGACGCGGATGCCGTCGTTGGCGAGCTTGTGGCGCGGAAACTTGGTGGTGATGACGTGGCGTTGATTGCGGATGATCTTGGCCAGCGTCGCCATCGTGGTCACAAGCTCATAGGCATCGTCGGAGTAGCCGTAGAGGTTCAACTGATAAGTCGTCGTTTCCCGCATGATGCGAACGACGCCATCGAGGCCGGTCTTTTGCGTTGCGATGCCGACGCCCGAGAGCGAGTTCAGTTCCGGCAAGATAAACCGGTCCTCCGGTCGGGCCGGCAAGATCCGATTGAGCGACAGCGTTTGCAGCGGCCGGGCCGGGTCGTTGGTCAGCGCGCGCGCGGCTTTGGCGGTGTATGCCGCGGCGAACTCATAGGTCGGAGACGCCGCCATCGGCTCGACCTGCATAATCGACGTGACGCCGTTGTTGCGCGTCTCGCCATAAATGATGAGCTCTGAATAGGTGCCGCGCTTGGCCGAGAAGATGTGGCCGTACAGTTGCCGCATCCATCCCCATCGCCCGGTGTCCTCGAAGCCGAATTCCTGTTCCCAGTCGAACAAGGTGTTGCTGTCGGTGTAGGGCAAGCAAACATATTCGAATTCGTGTTCGCCGAGCGCCGAGATGGCGTCATCGAAATCCGGCACGCCCGCCCCGCCGGCCAAGGTCGCGTCGAGTTCGAACGTGAAGCCGGGCGGCGTCTCTTGGCCGCCAACCTTGCCGTAATAGTTCGCCTGCATGGTGATGTCGTTGCCGTTCACGCCGCGAGTCTTCGCGGTCACGGTCACGACCTCGGCAACCGCGGCAGCGACCACCGGCAGCGTTGTGTCCTCGTTGATGCGCGCGGCGATGATGGTGGCGATTTGCGATGCCGTGTCGGTGGTGCCGATGACGATGGAGTCGACGTGATGGCCGGCGATGTAGAGGTGAAACACGCCGGCCTCGGTCGGCGCCGTCAACACTGTGATTTCGCCCTCGGCCGCGGTGGCACCTGGCGGCGGCGGCACCGGTAGGCACCACGTTTCCTGCGCGAAATTGTTCGCCATTGCCGCGGCATAGATGCACGCCAATTCCGAACCGCGACCGAACTCGCGATCCGCTTGCGCTTGTGTGCCGATGGGTTTCGGCACGTTCGGAATCGCAATGCCGGGAGTGACGCCGGCGGGCAGCGCTTCCTCGGGCGGCGGACCGACCGGGTCGGGCTCGGTAATCATCGAGCCGACCAAAAGCATGATCTGCCGCACGATGGGCAGGCCGGCCATGCTCGGGTCAACTTCGGCCCAGAAAAGCGGCATTCTCCAATTGGCGGGAATCTGGTCGAACGAAATCGGGGCGGCCATAGCAGGACCTCCATCAGGTGGGAATGGCGCGACTCACGTCGGGCCGAGCGGCCTTAGTCCCGCGGGCAGGCCGTTTCGAATGCAGGCGCGCGGGCGCCTATCAGGTTTTGGGGGCGGTGGTCTTGTTAGGATCGACGGCGGCTGACGTCTCGGGCGGCGGCGCTTCCTTTTTTGACCGCGCCGGACTCTTGGCGCCCGAGGCTTCGACGACTTTCGCCTCGTCGCCCTGCCCTGCGGCCTCGGGCTCGGGCTCGGCTTTCGGCTCGGCCTCGCCATCGTCCGCGCCGCCCTCGAGGATGACGTCGCCGTCCTTGAGGCGGCGGCGGGTGAACTGGTCGTTTGGCCATTCGACCGAACCCTCGGCCAGGAACCCGACGCGGGTGCCGCCGTGCCTCAAATACTTGCGGATCTCGTCGTTCTTGGGCAGCACGCGCACGACCCGCTTGCGCTCGTCGAACTCTTTTTCCTGCGGACGCTCGCGGCCTTGGGCATCTCGCTTCATCACGACGTCGATCATGGCTTGCGCTCCTAATCTTGCGGCAGGTTGAGTTCGAGGATGATTGGTTTCGTCGCGTCGGGGTCGCCCGGCGGATAGACCGCGACGGTCGAGTGATAGAGCTCGAACGCATCCGGGGTGAGCGGCTCGAAAAAGAACCGGTGGAAATAGGTCATTTCCATTCTGACCTCGGCGAACGCGTCCTCGGCGAACTGCCCGCGCGCGCCTTGCTCACTCAGATTCCCGTAATGGCGTGAAATCTTGCCGCCGCGGATGCCTTCGATCCGCACCGAGCGGTCGGGCATCTCGGCCCATGCCGGGTCGTGCAGCAACTTCATGAACGACCAATAGGCGGCGTCGAGCATATCCTCGGCGACGTCGGGGTCGTTGTTCCTGATGATGTAGGAAAAGCCGAGGACGAGCTCGGCCTCGAACCCCGGAACGGTCAGGTTGTCATCGCCGTCGGGCGACAGGTTTTCCTCGATGAAATAGGCGCCGAGGAATGGGATATGTTCGAGTTGCGTCGGCTTGGCGTTCGAGCGCGCAAACTTTCTGCACCCACTGAACGGCGGGATGACGCGCATGCGGTTGAGCCACTGCAGTTTTATCAGGTGGCCGAAACTGTTGACGTTGACGACCGGTGCGGTCATGGCTCGGGTTCCGGTAGCGGCGCGGCGAGCTCGCGCAGCGAGATGGTGATGATGCCGCCGGCGCCTTTGCCGGCGAGGTCGAGCACCTCGAACGTGCCGCCGGCAACATTGGCGTGAAACGGAATGTCGATGATGTCGCCTTGCAGCGGCTCGACCGCGAACTCGGCTTGCCTGATGTCGAGGAACGATTGCGACGACGACAGGATCGAATTTGCCTCGGTCAGGACGTCGGCTTCTTTGGTGTCAAAATAGCCGCGCGCTGCATAAGCCGGCGCGCCGGGCTGCGAGACGACCGGCGTCACCGTGATCGGGCGCGCGAACTGGTCCCACAGTTTGGCGTAAAGCTCGGTTGAAAAATCGACGGCCATGGTCAACGCATCGTTTTCGCCATGATGTCGGTCAGCTTGTTGGCTTCCTCATAGGCGATCTGGCGCAAGTGAAAGCGGCGCGCGTGCGAGACTGACTTGACGCCGACATACATGACTTTTGCCTTGGCCTGGCCGGTGCCAGCCATGCCGCGCACACGCGTGCGCGACGGCTTGCTGATGAGGACGTTGGTGCCTTTGGGCCGAAACAGTTTGCCGCCGTAGGCTTTGATGCGCCGCGGTGCGCCCGGTTGCGCGATCCACAACAACGGCTTGCCGACCGAGGTGCCGCCGTATTCCCACACATGCGCGAAGTTCGGCCGCAGGAAGACTTGCACCCGGTAACCCCGGCGCGGCCCGGTGCGAACCCGTGCGCGCAGGCCTTTGACATAGCGGCTTGGATTGGCGAGTCCGCTGTTTGCGATATCGGCGCGGCTGCGTGTCTCGATGTTCTTGGCCAGGCCGTCCGCGACGGCTTTCAGCACCGGGCCGAGCTCTTTGACGTTCCATTGCACCCGCACGCGGAACGCCGTCATCGCACTAAATCCAATAGCGCGTGTACTTGCTCAACAGATTCTTGATGGCGGTTTCGGACGCGCTGGCGGTGACACCGCTCGAGCTCGAGCCGCCGCCGTTCAGGTCTTTCGGCGAGTGGTACATGATGCGGCTGTCCTTGTGCGCGTACATGCGCACGCCGGAACCGACGGTGGCCTCGCGCGCGGCCTCGGTGCGGAACGAGCGCACCAGCATGCCGGCGGCCTGTTGCAGCGGCAGCGGCGCCTCGTCGGGCAACTCATAACCGCCGGTATAGGTGATGACGATTTGGCCCGAGGCGCCGCGCGGAAACTTGATCTGACCGGTGCGTTCCTCGACGTCATAGGCGGCCGGGTCGAGCACGGTGCCGGCCGGCGACTCCACGCTTTCGATATCTGATTTCTTGACCGGCGCGCGCGTGAGCCAAATGCGCGCCGAGCCATCCGGGCAACAAACCGGCCCGACGCACTCCCACGTCTCGATGACCTTTTCCTTGGCCCATGTGTCGCGGTTCGCCATCTCGGCCAGCACCATCGAATTTTGGTCGATGAGCATTTGCAGTTGCGCGTCGTTGGTGGTGTCGCTCGCCGGGATGCCCAAGAGGATCTTGCAATCCTCGAGGCTAATCAGCCCGACGTCGTCGGCCGCCTCGAGCACGTTGACCATCAGGTGTTCGGGACCGGCCATTTCATTTCACCAGTTCGGCCAGCAAGCGCGCGGTGCGCTGGCGCTCGAGCGCGACCAGCAACAACAGCCGCCGGCGCGCCTGCCGCGGGTCCTGCGGCAGTTCAACCCGAGCCGGCGGCCGTGCCGCCCTGGCGAGGTTCTCGGCTTGCGCGCGCAGTTCGGCGACGCGCGCACTGGCCAATAGGTTCGCGACTCTCGTCATGACCGGTTCTCAATTCGTTTTAAATGTGAGGGATTAAGCAACTGTCCCGAACGTGCACCGTTGTGCTGTCGCTAACGTGCATTCTCGGTTTCAATGGCGAATTGCTCGAACATTTCGTGCAGGTCGAGCGCCGGGCCGTCCTTGCCGTCGGACATGACCGGCGTGGCGATGTAGTCCTCGCGGTTGAGCTTCCAAGCGCGGATGACGACGACCGGCGCCGGGTCACCCTTGGCGCCGCGCTCGCCGACCGGTCCGGCCGGGCCGGTCATGCCGACAGCGCCCTGTTGCCCGGTCCGGCCTTGCGAGGCGATGAGTTGCCAGCCGTCGCCGGGACACGGGCCGGGATCCGCGCGCTTGGCGATGAACGAGCCGCCGTTCAGCGCGACGATGTCGAGCGCGTCATAGGCGCCATCGTCGCGCCAGGTGCCGCGGACCTGCGGCGTTCTTGCATCGAGGCCGCGCACCGCGAGCGCGATCCAATCCTTTGACGGCGGTGCTGTGCCGGTGTCCTTGACCGCTTGCCAACTCGAGCCGAGATGCGAGACGACCTCGCCGGCGTAGTGCACGCAATCGGGCAGGAACAATTTGACGGCCGGCAGCGCGCCGACCGGACCTTGCGCGCCGGCGGGGCCGTCTAGCCCCCGCGGTCCCGCTTCGCCGGCCTCGCCACGGGGCCCTTGCGCACCAGCGTTGCCAGCCAATCCGCGTTCACCTTGCGGCCCGGCTGGTCCAACCGGTCCTTGCTGGCCTTGCGGTCCTTGCTCGCCACGTTCGCCGGCCTCGCCGCGTTCGCCTTGCGGTCCTTGCTCGCCGTTCTTTCCGGGTGGTCCCGCCTGACCTTGCTGACCGTCATCGCCGCGTTCCCCTTTCTCGCCGCGCTCGCCGCGCGGTCCTTGCTCGCCGTCGGCCCCGCGTGCACCCGGTTCGCCGTCGTGCACGTCGCGCAAGGCCGCGGCAACCGCATCCTGCAAAAACTTGGTGAACTCGTCCACGCGCTTGCGCTGCGCGTCGAGGCCTTCGGCGATGGCCGCGCGCAGGTTTGCCAGCACGCTTTGCGACTGTGCCTCGAGCACCTGATAGGCGTGCTGTGACCGCGCCTCGAGCGCCTCATAGGCGCGCTCGGCGCTGCGATGCTCGTCGGCGATGACCTTGCCGAGCGCGTCGCGCAGCGCGTCAGGCAGCGGGTCGTCGATATCGTTCTGCGGCATGGGCGAGAGTGCGCGAGATTTGGGCAACGACATCGGCGTGCCTTTCCGCTTTCGTCGGCTTGTCATCCGGCGGTTCGTCATCGGGCGCGGGCTCGTCCGCGGGCTCGGCGGCCGGTGCCGCGGGCGCCGCCGGTGCGGGCGCAATGCTGGCGGCCGACAATGGGACGACTTGCGCCTGCAGGCGCGGCTCGTCGCCGAACTTGGCCGCCGGGTAGCCCTCGAGCGCGCGGGCTTCGTTCGGCGACAGGACGCCGCCTTGCACGCCGCGGGCGAGGCCGTCGATGCGTTCCTTGAATGCCGAGCGCAACAGCGCCGAGGTATCGAATTCGACGTATTCGTCAGGCTGGCCTTTGAGCTCGAACGTCCGGCCGAGCGCTTCCTCGCAATGGTTCAGCGCGAACCCGAGGCCCGAGGCAATCCAGCCCTGCATCAAGAGTTCGGTCGACGAATACGGCGTGCCGCCAATGCCGAGGATCTGCAACGGCACCCGGAACGCGAGCGCAATTTTCTCGTCCGACATTTTCAGCATTTCGGCGAGTTGCTGATCTTTGCCCGCTTGCGTCCACGGCATGACCTTCAAGCCGGCGGTCAGAATGGGCGTGCCGCCAGGTCCGCAGCCGGCCTCGAGGCCCTTAACCTGTTCGTTCCACATCGCGCGCAGTTCGGCGACTTGCTCGCGTTTCAAGACCGCGTCGGTCGACAGCACCGCGCTTGGGCGCGCTTGGTTCAAATAATATTGGATCTGTTGATTGGTGATGGCCGAGGTGGCCGCCATGTCCATCAAGGCGGCAGTCAGCGGAGTTTCGCCTTTGAGCGGAAACGGCCGCTTGCGGTCGATGCAATGCAATCGAATATGCAGGACGTCGCGTTGTGGCACGCCGGCGATCTTGCCGATTTGCCGTTCGATGACGTCGTTGCCGCCGAGCCGATAGAACACGTCGCCGGTCATCGCGACCATGGGCGACGACTGGCGCGGATCCATTAAATGCAATTCTTCGATTTCCTGGCGCGCGTTGCGCACGCAAAGCGCATAGGCGTTGCCCTCGCTGTAGAGCGAGCGCACCGCGTTCAGCATAAAATCGGAAATCGTTTGATATTCGTTAGGCTGGCGCAGCACGCGATAAAGCGCCGAGCTCGTCACCCGGTCGCGCCCGCCGTTGTCCTTGGTGCGCCAATGCGACCCCGGACACATCGCAATCGTTTGCGCATAGGCCGAGATGCACGCCTCGACCATGGCCGATTGGCTCGACAGCCCGGTCGGGTCATAGCCCATCTGCCACCAGTTCATGAACGAACCGGCATGCGCGGACAGCACGCCGCCCGTGACCGGCAAAAGATAGGGGCCCGGCCGATATTCGCCCTCGGCGGCGCGCGCGAGCCAATTGCCGAACTGTGAAACTAATTCGCGGGCTGTCACGTTATGGATCCGCTGTTGTGGCGACCTTGGGCAAAGTCGAGTTAGTCCCCCGACAGGCTTTGCTCGCGAGGCCCGGCCTAAAGAACCGGCGCCGGGCCTCAATTTTTCCGCTTAGCTCGACGAGCTCGAGGATGGCGGCTTTGCCGCTGGCGTCGGTTGCCGCGGCGCCGAACGCAGTGGCGTGCCCTCGGGTGGCGGCGTCGGTGTCTCTGGCTCAGTCGGCGGCACTGTCGGATCCGGTCCGCTGCCGTCGTCTTCCTTGACCGGCACATCGACGCCCATCTTGGCGAGGTCGTTTTCCTCCTGCGTCGGCGTCGGTTTGACTTGCTCCATCGACTTGACGGCCTTGTCCTGCGATTTCTGGCGCGCCTCGTTTTGCTTGGCGAGTTGGTCCTTGGCGGTCGTCGTCGGCGATGTTTCAGCCATGGTCGTTCCTCCTTTCGATTTAAAATTCCCGCGCGTCGGTCAACGCGCGGCCGGGCTGTTCGGCCCGGCCGATAGGTTTGATTCGCGTTATTTCCAGGTGACGCCGGTCACGTAGGCGACCATCGCCGGACGCCGCATGATCCAATTCATGGACTGCACCATGCGGATGCCGAGCGTGTCAGTTTGCCAGAACGAACGCACCGGCGCGGCGACGACGTTCGGCGTACCCGTTGCCGAAATCGGCAGCGGAGTCGTGTCATCCATATGCACGGTGGCCTGGTCGGAAACGTCGAACCGTGGATCGCCGGATGCGCTGGCAAAATCCGCTGCCTCGACGAGGAACAGCGTGTCAGCGGTCACGGTCGCCGACACGATGGTCGGCCAACCCATGAACGACCCGTTTTTGATTTCGGGAAACGCCCATGCGCCATTCGGCAGGACGGTCAGCATGAGCGCCAGTTCGAGCGCAGGTGACATCAGCCATACCGGTTGACGCAAGTTGCCGAGGGTCGCGGTCGTGAGCGCACCCGCGAGGCCTTTGACGTCGCCGACCACAGCCGCGAACCCGCCGCCGGCGGTCGGGGTCAAGGTCGAGACGCCGTTGCGTAGGCCGGCCGGCCGCACCGCGGTCGCCGCCCCGGCATCCAGCAACACCGAGTCGAGGGCGACTGCAGTGTCGTCGAGGATGGCTTGCCGCAAGATGCCCTCGATTTGCGGATCCGAGTGCTCGCTGATTTCCCGTGAGAACGTCGAAATGACCGCGAGCTTTTTCGGGATGAGTTGCTGCGCCGTGAACGCGGCCTGCCGAACGGGAATGGGCGCGCCCTCGCCGACGAACGAGCCGGCGACGGTTGGCGTTGCGCTGCGCATCGGGATCGAAATGATCCCGTTGGTGCCGAACGAGAACGCCAGGCCGCGCGAGATGAGCCGCGGCGCCACCGCAATCGGCATCAACTGATCCATGAAACCTTGAATGTCGGTGCGGACCAGTTCCGCCGCCCATCCGGTCGCGGTCGTCAGCGCCGGCACGGTGGCGGCCTTGCCGATGAGCGCGTCGAACACCGCGCGCACCTTGTCGTTCTCGCCGACCGTTTCGCGCAGCACGTCGAGCGAGGACGATTTGCGATAGCGGTCGCCCTGCAGCTTGGTCAGCACAACAAGCGCCTTCCAAGTGTGGTCGCCGGGCTTGTAGGCCTTGCCGGCCTCGGCATAGACGCGCGCGCCGCCCGCTGCCGGCAATTCGATTTTCCGGGTCGGCATGCGGATTTCGTGCGCCTCGGTTTCCTCGGTGGTCGCCAGCCCGAGCG